GGACTGAACGAAGATTGGGACACCACCGACAGCGAGCGCTCCGTGATGGAGAGCCGCGAAGACCCGACAATGAACCGGTCGGGCATGATCACTTGCCTCGCTTATACCGGTAGCGTGCAGGGTCGCATGCTTCTCGAATACGGCATGAAGGCCGAGCAGATACCCGACCCGCTGCGTGATTATTACGTCCAGTGTTGGCTCATCGGCCGGCACATCATCAAGGTCCAGCACAGCCCGAGCCCGCGCAAGCGCCACGCCTATTACATCACGTCATTCGAGAAAGTGCCGGGAACGCCGGTCGGAAACGCGCTGCCTGATATCCTCAGCGACATTCAGGATGTGGCCAACGCGACGTTGCGCTCGCTGGTGAATAATCTTTCGATCTCTTCCGGCCCGCAGGTTGTCGTGAACGACGATCGCTTGGCGCCGGGCGAGAACGGTGAGGATCTTTATCCCTGGAAGCGGTGGCATATGACATCGGATCCGCTGGGAACGAGCTCCACCTCCAACAAGCCTGTCGACTTTTTTCAGCCCAGTTCCAACGCACAGGAATTGCTGGCGGTGTTCCAGGCGTTTTCGAATATGGCCGATGACTATTCGGCGATACCCAAGTACCTGCAGGGGAGTGGCGCTGGGGGCGGCGCCGGGCGGACTGCGAGTGGTCTGGCGATGCTCATGGGGAACGCATCGAAAATTCTTCAGACCGTCGCTGCCAACATCGACCGTGACATTTACGAACCGGCTTTGGGCAGCCTGTTCGACATGGTGATGTTGACCGACACCTCCGGCCTGCTCACTGGTGAGGAGAAAATCCGAGTGCTCGGAGTTTCTGTTGCGCAGCAGCGTGAGACGCAGCGCGCCCGCCAGCTTGAATTCCTGCAGATCACCGCCAACCCCGCCGACATGGCCATCATCGGTCCGCGCGGTCGCGCCGATGTCCTGCGCGCCGTGGCCAACACGATCGGTCTTAATGGTGACCAGGTGGTGCCGACTGACGACGAGCTTATGGCGCAGCAGCGCCAGGCGCAGGAAGTTGCGCAGATGCAGGCGCAGCCCGGCCACGCGCCGATGGGCCAGCCGCCGGTGCCGAATCAGGCCGGCCAGGGCGCACCTGGTAACCAGTCTCCGCAAAACGTTAACAAGGATCAGGGACCGCGCCACAACGCGATCGGAGGTGGGCCATGACGAAATCTGTTCTCCCCGGCGTGCCGCACGTGCCGAAGACGCCATCAGTCGGTTATCTCGGTCCGGTGAACCCTAATGGACAAGCCGTGAGTGCGAAGGTAAAACAACTCGTTCCTCGCCTGTCGCCGTTGAAGCGTGCGACCGTGCAGGTTGGTAAGATGAAGCGATCGGATATCTGAGGAGATCTTATGAGCAAAGTGAAATCGACCAAGGGCGGCGCCTTCATCAACGGCGGCTCCAGCCATATGCTTTCCAAGGGCGGTGCTGGTCCGCAGACTCCCGGTCAGACGACCGCCGGTGGGCGTGGCAGCGGGAATGGTGCGAAATTCATGGATGGCGGCAGCAAGCACATGCTGGGCCACATGACCGCCAATCCGCAGCCGGCGGGCCAGACCGGTAAGTCGGTGTCGAACAGCGGCGGTAAGTTCGCCGAGGGCGGCAAGGGTCACATGTGCGGGCATACCGGCTCGCAGCAGGCGCGGGCGCGCTAAGGTTTTGGGGGTTGGGGGGTTTGGCAGGCGCAGTCGACAATGATCTCACGCTGGCTGCCGCGGATTTAGCCGCGTCAGCGCCTGAAGCCTGGGACAAGTTCGGTATGGCGCTTGCCAACCACTATCAGCGAACGCTGGTCGAACTGGCGGGCTCTGACAACCAAAGCCTCTATAAAAACCAGGGACGTGCCCTGGCAATGCAATGGCTGCTGGACCACCTCGCGAAGGCGAAGGCAGACGCAATTAAGATTCGCGAGTCTAAGAGGAGCTAGACATGGCCTATTCATATCTTGACAACAGTGACATGCAGGCGGTAATCGCCAGGCTTCAGCAAACCACCAAGTTTAACGCCCTAAGTAATGCCGCCGGTCAGACTTTGACCGCGACGCAGATGCTTCAGGGTATTTTGGATCGCGCTGGCGCCGTTACCGTGTCCGACACCACCGCTACTGCCGCAGCGCTTGTTGCCGCTGTGAAGGGCGTTTCCGTTGGTGATGTGCGTATTTTACGCATTCGTAACCGCAACACTGGCACTCTCACTATCTTGGCTGGTAGCGGCGTTACCTTGGAAGGCACCACGACCATTCCGACCGTTAACACTCGCGTCTACGCCATTCGGTTCACCAATGTGACCGTGGGCGCGGAAGCCGTGACCTTGTCGGGTATTCAGGTCTGCGCCGTCTAAGTTCGTTTTTTGCGACGACCTGCCCTCCATAGGGACGGCGGCATCCTCGCTGGGAGTAAGTCATGGTTGCTGTTGTTCCGAAGGGCGCCGGATCAGTTGATCCCGGCGTGAAAATTCCTGCCGCTGTTCTTCGACACGCCGAGCGCGCGTCACAGATTCAGAAGGAGGCATACCAACTCGGAGATCCTCCCAGCGACCCTCCCGCCGATCCTCCGGCAAACGAACAGGCACCTGCCGCCGAGCCGCCCGTTACCCCACAAGGTAACGAACCGGCGCCGGTTGAGCCGCCCGCAGTACCGCCGATCTCTCAGGTACCGCAGACACCCGCCCCCACCGATCCGGCGGAGTTGTTACGTGAAAACCAGGGACTGCGAAATGGCATCAACGCCATGCGTGGGCGACTTAACGCGTCAGAGCAGAACCTAAATCGTATGCAGCAGCGGATGGGGGAGTTGGAGCGCACGATTGCTTCTCTCCAGGCTCCAGCACCTCAACAGCCGCGTGATCCAGCGACCAATCCGCAGTCCTTAATTACGCCGGAGATGCGCAGCGAATACGGTGATGAGCTTCTTGATGTGGCGGCCCGCGCTGCTCAGGAGCGCATTAACCCTGAGATCTCCGCCCTACGGGAAGAGCTGCAGACCATTAAAAACCAGACCCAGCGTTCGGCCGAGCAGCAATTCGCTGATGCACGTCTGGCGCTGCACAATGCGCTTGACCAGCAGGTACCGGACTGGACGCGCCTCAACAACGACGACCAATTCTTGGATTGGCTGGACTTGCAAGACCAATTCTCTGGTGTTAGACGTGGTGACCTGCTGAAGGCGGCATACGACGAGAATAACACTCCTCGGGTTCTAGCTTTCTTCACCAGTTTCCTTCGGGAAACGAACGCCGTAACTCCGGCGCCGGCGCCAGCTCCGACCGTTGACCCTAAAACGGGCCAACCCAAGGTGGACCTAGCGACACTCGCGGCACCAGGACGCGGAAAGTCTCCGGCGGGCCAGGCCCCCCAGAGCAAACCCATTTATTCAGGCGCCCAGATCGCCGCTTTCTATGCCGACAAAACCGCAGGTCGTTACCGCGGCAAGGAGGAGGAAGCAGACCGCATCGAACGTGAAATCTTTGCGGCACAGCGGGAAGGACGCATCCGAGGTTAACAATCTTCAAGCCTTAGGGGGCAACCAATGACTTTTCCTGTAGCAACGAGTATGACCACTCCCGCCCTGTATCCCACGGGCGGTACCGCGAACACCCTGCAGTCGACCGGTTTCATTCCCGAAATCTGGTCTGGTAAGCTGATCGAGAAGTTCTACAACTCGACCGTGCTGGCCGCGATCTCGAACACCGACTACGAAGGTGAGATCAAGAACCAGGGCGACCGCATCAACATCCGCACCAAGCCGACGATCACCATCGCCGACTATAAGGCGGACGGTAACCTGGCCTTGCAGCGCCCCTCGGGCAACAAGGTCGTGTTGCAGATCGACCAAGGCAAGTACTTCAACTGCATCTTGGACGACGTGATGGACATCCAGTGCGACGTGAACAACATGTCGATCTGGGCCGATGACGCCGCTCAGCAGATGAAGATCACCATCGACACCGCGGTGCTGCTCGGCATCCTGGGTCAGGGCTCGTCTTCCAACCGTGGCGCCACCGCCGGCGCCATCTCCGGCAATATCAACCTCGGCGTCACCGGCACTCCGCTGACCCTGGTTCCGCGTTCGCCGACCACCGGCCAGGTGGAAATTCTGGACTTCATCCTGCGCCTGGCTCAGGTGCTGGACGAGCAGAATATCCCGGAAGAAGGCCGTTGGATCGTGATGCCCGTGTGGGCTGCCGCGCAGTTGAAGTTCTCGGACCTCCGTCAGGCCTACCTGACCGGCGACTCCGTGAGCGTGATGCGCAACGGCCGTCTCGGCATGATTGACCGCTTCACCATCTACACCTCCAACCTCCTGCCCGCGGGCGTGAGCGGCGGTCTGGCTGCTGGGGAAACGGCGATCTACGCCGGCCACGCGCACGGCCTCACCTTCGCAACCCAGATGACCAAGGTCGAAACTCTCCGCTCGGAGATGACCTTCGGCACCATCCTCCGTGGCTTGCAGGTCTATGGTTACAAGGTTCTGGACGGCGTCGCGCTGGCCCAGGGCATCGTCGCCAAGGGCTAAGTGAATTGGGGTCAGGCGTAAAAACCTGACCCCACTACACTCTTGGGGGTGAGATGGCGGCGCTGGACACGGTTCAAGACTATCTCGACCGTAGCCGCGTACTCCTGCAGGATACGGTTGTCCCTTATCGCTACAGCGATGAGGAATTAGTCGGAAATTTGAACGAAGCGATGATGCTGGCGCGCATGAAGCGCCCAGATCTCTTTTTGTCGGCGATTACGGCTGCAGTGCCGGATTATGACGCCGGCTTGCTGGCTACTGCGGTCACGATGGACCAGCAATATCGTTTGGCATTTGTCCTTTACATGGTCGGATTTGCTCAGCTGCGTGACGAAGAAGGCACGACAGACCAGCGCGCGATCGCGCTCACTGACAAATTCACCAGCCAACTTATGACGGTGGTGGGCTGATATGGCACTAGACACCGACAATTATGATCCGATTGTTCAAAACTGTCTTGTTTCACTGCCTGGCGCGCTCGTCGGCGCAGTGCAGATGGAGTTTTTCAACGTTCTGGACAGTTTTTGCCGTGTATCGAACGCGTGGCAGGAGAAAATTGACGTTCCACTCGACCCGACTTCGGTAGAAATCGGTGATGATGTGCCGATTACACCGACTGAGGGTCAAATTTTCCGTCTTTTGGTGACTCTCGACGCTAATGAGATGGAACGACAAGCCAATATGCCGATCCCAGGCGTTCTTCAGTTCAGAGAACTGCCCGGAAGTACCGAAACTT